TAATGAGTGGGAGTGGGAAAGTGTAAAAATTACACTTACAGACCCAAATGGCGAAACAATAGAATTAAATAGTTTAGACTTATCTGACTATTGTATGACGACTTTACATAATGAAATACAATTTTATGTTGAAGAAAAAGGTGGGGAGCTTAAATGAAACCAAGCCCAATGTCAGATGAATTTCACGATTGGTTAGACCAATGCCCCGTGCAATGGTTTAGAGATAAGGTCGGCAAAGACTATGTGTTCTATGCTTTTGAAACACCGAACGAGGAAGAAGAGGACGTATGAAAGTAAAAACAAGTTGGTGGTCATTAACAATCCAAGACTACCCAAATTTTAAACCTAACGAAACTGATTTAGAACATATAGCTAAATGTATTATAGATGGCTACGATCAAGGACAACTTGTACAAGAAACAGAGGACGAAGAGGAAGTATGAAAGTAATAAAAGTAATAGAGCAATTACAACACTATGTAGATGAGTATGGAAAAGATGTTGAAGTTGATTTTAAAATGGTAGCACCAGAAAGAATATGTAATGATGACACTATGGATATTGATATAGATTTTGTAGGTGAGATAGGAACGTCATTATTGCCAGAGAAAGTTGAAATAGGTTTTGATTATTCCTTTGGTCAAAAAGATTGGTCTAGTGAGTGGAAAGCACAATTAAAAAATTAATGAATTGGAAAGATAAAAGACTAAAAGAACTTCAAGATATGATTGACAATGGTTGCCACCCCGAACTGCTAATAGATGAATATAACGATATACAAACCACAGGCGCAGATAGTTGGGAGCAGTTTCTTGAAGAACAAGAAGAACGAAAACTTAAATATCAACCACAATTAATACAATGGAGGAGTATCAAATGAAAATTATGGGTCAAGGGAAAAGAGATTTTTCAGAAATAATGTTAAAAGAAATAGAATATTTAAAGCTATCAACAAGAAGTGAAAATGCTTTACAAATGGCAGATGTAAAAACGATAGGGCAATTAACAGGAATGACTAGAACTGAATTGTATAGAATACCAAATATAGGAAGTAGTTCAGTTGACGAGATAGGAGAGGCTTTACTTACATATAATCTTAGTCTAGGCATGAATAGTAAAGCTATATCTAAACAAAAAACACTGCTTTCTGATTTAAATAATGATTTACTCTTTAAAATTAAAGAGGCATTTGAAAAAACTTCGAGAAATTTATTAGAAAAAGAACAATGGAAAAGAGAAGAAGTTTATGTTGCACTTTCAGAACACAAAAAAATATTAAAATTATACGAGGAGCAGTTATATAATTGCTTTAATAGATAGAAAGGAGGAAAAATGAGTAGTGATTTACAAAAACAAATGGCTCTAATGAACGACCTGTATATGTCATCTTCAAGCTCTGGCAGATTATTCGCTATGAAAGAAGTAGTGAGAGACTTACAAGCGATTGTAAATAAATCTGTGCAATCTGAAAATGATAAGTATGAGGGACAAAGTGTTATTAAGGCTATGCACAAAGTTGCAGAACTTATAGTAAGATATCAAAAAGATATACACGAAGAAGAACAAGCGAGCAAGCAAAAGTGAGAACCTATAAATTCACAGGCAGTAAAGAGTTCGAGGTACAGGCGAGGAGTTTGAAGAAAGCTCTTCGTTCTGCCGAGACACAAGCGACAAGTGACAAGCGAATCACAGGTGAGTGGACGAACAAGCGAGGCAACGAAGTTGTTATGCACTTTGATTTACCCATCAGGCGAAGAAAGAAAAAGTAATTAATAGTCTTTGATATATCCAGGTGGGAGTATTAGTTTCTCTTCTCGGTTTGGTTTCAATACAACACGAATAGAACTATCAAGCGGGTTATTACTCTCATGCACTTCAATACGTTTGATCTCTTCAAGATATCCTTTTCTTGTCATGATATAGATTTTAGCATCACTCACAGCATTACCACGCATACCGTTTCTGCCCTCTGTAAACTTATCTAAATATTCTTGTAAGTGTTTGACGTACACTACATATCACCTTTGTTTCTATGCTCATCAATAAAACTCTTTCCCATATTTCTAAGCTCACTATTTTCTTTTCTTAATTGCTCACACATATCTTGATAATACTCTGCTCTCTCTTTCAAATATTTTATTTCTTTTCTCAACTCTGCATTAAGGTTGTGGTGTTCTACATTAATTCTTAACAGATCTTCTATTCTAGCCTCTAAATCATTAGGGCCTCTTTCAGAATAGTTATTGTAATTTGGGTCTTTGTTTATCTCTTCAAGCTGTTTGTTAAATTCTTCTATATCTTTATTTGTCATAACCATGCTTGACATTATAGGAATGTTCCCTTAAAAAGTCAATATGGGAGTACCAAAAAGATTAACGGAAATGCAAAAAAGGTTCGCAGAATACATAGTATTTGGTGGGCCAAACGGGCCTGTGTCACAAACAGAGGCGGCGAAACTTGCAGGCTACAGCGAAAAGAGAGCAAGGTCTGAGGGGTCAGAGCTATTGAACCCAAGACTATCACCACTTGTAGTGCAATATGTAGATAAACTAAAACAAGAAAGATTAAAAAAGTTTGAAGTTAATTATGAAAATCATGTTGCAGAGTTAGCAAGAATAAAAGAACAAGCGCTAAAGAAAGGTAGTTTCTCATCAGCCGTAAATGCAGAGACAAATAGAGGTAAAGCCGCAGGCTTATACATAGATAGAAAGATTATTAAAACCGGCAAGCTAGATGATATGTCATTAGAAGAATTAGAGGCTAGAATGAAAAAGATAGAAGATGATTACTCACAGATTATAGATGTCACCCCCGACCCAAAAAAGATCGAGGGTGATAAAAAAGATTAGTCTTGATCGTCGTCTTCAATATCCTCATCTTCGTCCATGTCTGGCTCATCTTGAACATCAAGAACATCTTTGATGTTAGCAATATCGTTTTCTAACTTTTCAATTTTGTCCTCAAGCTCTTCAATTTTATTTTTTGGATCTTGCATTTTCTCCTCCTTGTCGCCGTCATAAAATATTTTTTCCCATTCAAAAGCAATCATTTATTATAGTTTTTTATCCCACTCTTCCTTTGTCATTGTAGGTTTATGCTTGTTAAATTGGCCAATAAAAAAATAATAAAACAAAGCATACACACAATAAATTGCTAATATGGATATGTAAAATCTCTCTAACATCTAGTTTAATATCTTCTCCATTTTTTTGATAATACTTCTTGGAAAACAATTACGATCAGAAAATACAGCTTGTTCTGTATCATACGAAGCAAAAGTCCAAACATGTTTTTTATCTTTAGCAAATATATATGCCTGTGAAATCATTGTAGCCGGTAATAACTTTTTCATCTCTTCTACGTCCGCATGCCCCGCGTCACCGCACGGATCTAACCATACAATTTTATAGAAGTAATACTTCTTCTTGTTAATAACTGCATGTTTATACCTTTTCTTACGTCTCATAGTGCATACCTACCATAAAAGATTTTAAAAAAATATTTCTATTTTTCCAAAGAGGGTCAGACAGGGTCGTCAAAATGAAAAATCTGTCTATAAGTGTTGTTATTATTGAATAGTAGCACATAGCAGGGGGGTCGTCAAAGGGGTCGTCAGAGGGTCGTCAAGCCCCTACACCCTCAGACATTTTTACAACTGTAGATTGAATATTGGTTATTTGACCCATATTGGACGTTTTTTGTCTGACCGTTACCTCGAAAGTCTGACCCTTGTCTGACCCTCTGTCTGACCCTATTCATTGCCTAATTTATGCCATATTTCCGCTTCAATATCGCCATCTTTGATTCTGCGTGTTCTATCTTACCTAGCAGTTTATCTATTTCACCGGTGATGTCGATGTGCTCTGGAATAATTCTAGCTGTCGTTAAAAGGATTTGTATCTTTGCATCGGCATCAGCAACCTCAGCTTCATACCTTTGCAACATAGCTTTGTAAATTATTTCACGTGCCATAGGTTGGTTTCTCCTCCTCTTCTCTTAATAGTTCATGATATTGGTCTAATCGTTTTAAGAAGTCGTGTTTTGCCTTACGTAAATTAAGCCCGTCAATCTTGAATTCTTGGTAATATAGGTCAGGAGTGCATACCATAATTACACATTGTTCAATGTTAGAGCCGTGCACATGGTCGTGCGCCATGGCATATGCTCCAGCCTGCAATTTATAATCTCCAATCCATTCCTCTTTCTTGGGTCTATTAGCTTGCTTGAAGTCAATCACAGTCTCTTTACCATTATGTATGCCTACGAGGTCTGTAGAGCCCGCATATAGCCCTGGATAGTATAACGTGACCTCTGACCCAAAATACTCTGAAACGGGCGCTAGACCCACCTCTATGACCTTCTCAGCCATACGTTTTGTTTCTTGTCCTAACTCTGTTAAATCTTCGTAGCCTTTACCTAACACATAGTTTTCCAGATACTTGTGCATAGATGTACCACGAGTTGCTGATTGGTTCTTGATTCGTTCAGCCTCTGTTTTCCCTTTTCGC